GTAGCTTTAAAGATATTGCGTATAGCTATTTTTTCTTTGTTCATGTTTTTTCCTTGTTTAATTTAAGAGTCATTTAAAGCCATTTAAATTCTTCATTAATAGTATTTAGTAGTAAGTGTAGGGCTGGTGATTTGATGCGTATATGTAGTGGCTATTGAGCGTTTAAACCACCTAAGTTGACTAGATGTTGGGGTGTTTAGTAGGTGCCTCCGTCTACTAGGGTTGCTGTAACGTCTGCATTTTCCCATAAACTAGTAGTGCTGTTCCAAGCAATTACTTGCCCGTTTTGAACTGCTGTTACTGTAACATCTATCAAATCTTCTAAGCTAGTAACACTGCCTGTAGTAGTATTAATCCATTGTCCATTAGGGAAACTAGCACTGGGTGCTACATATTTAAGTATTTGATTTGCTACTGGGTTTGTAACTGTTACATCACTTAATCTATCTAAATTAATTTGTCCTTGAACGTCTTGTGCTTGTGCCGCAAAGTGACTTTGGAGTCCTGTGTTTAGTGTAATAATACTCATTATAGTTCCTCCGCTGAATTATACGTTGTAGCTGTAATATCTACTGTATTTTCTTCTGTTAGTGTTAGTTCTTGTACTCTGAAATACTTTCTATTAGCTGGGCTTTCATCTGGGCCCCAACCTAGTTCTGAACTTACTACTTCAATAATATCACCACTTTTAAGTAGTAGTGCTGTGTGTGCCGCTTCAAACTGTACAGTCTGTTCATTTCTGCTTATATCAACTGTTTGTGTAATTAGGTCTGTTACCAGTGTTGAATCTGTAATCATAGTATAGTCTTCTATTGATTCTAATATACTACCATTGTCTTCTACTGCATAAGCAGGATTGTTGTAAATTACTATATCATCATTGTAATTTGTATTTGGATTATTAAAATTACCTTGTGATTTGTTTAGTTTACGTGATTTGTCTGGTAAACCCAAACGTATTACACCAATAATAGTGTTTTTATCAAAAACAGCACTAGTAGGAATACCTACTTCTTCATTTTTCTTACGGATACGGAATTGATATTGTCCATCAACAAACAGCATCATGCCATTGCATGTTTCCATTATCTCACCTACATTATCAAACAATTGACGTTCTGTTTGTAGGAATCCATTTAGTGGATATCCAGCCGCACTTCTTGCCGCATCACAATCTATTTTTGCTTGTTGAAAACTAGCTAAGTTTACATTGGTTCCTGCTACCCAATTACCATTTGCATCTCTGTCTAGGCCTTTGCCATATACATCTGAAATTAAATAATCATAAAGTACATTTGCAGGGTTTTGGTTACTGCTAGTTGTGTAATTGCCTGCTGTCATATCACCAATTACGTCCCCATTCACTAGTGTACTAACATCTAATATCTTTTTACCTTCTAATATCATTGTCATAACTGGTAATTGTCCACCAAACGCATCACCATTTGCTTCTAATAGCATTGCCAAATAACATACACCTTGTAGTCTGTGAGCATCAGTCCATATGCTACCATCATTATTTGGGTTTACGCTTAGTTGTAATGCACTGTCTGCTTCTTGTGTAGTTGTTCCAGGATACCAGTTACAAATTATATAGTTTGCATATTTACTAGTAAAGCCAGCTAATGTAAAACCACCATCAGCGTTAGCTGTAAGTGTGCCACCATTATCTATGTCCCATACTATAGTTTCATTGAAATACAATACCTTAACTGTGCCAATTTCACCTTCACACATAGCAAGTACCAAATTTAATTTTGTAGTTTTATCAATGATTGTACCTGCACCATCTGAACTTTCAACATAGACTCTAGTTCCACCCATACGCTGTTTACCATATAATGCATATATAGGATCACTGTTTGATTGTTTGTTTACTAGAACATTGCTACGTGAGGCCCTTGCGGCACGTTCAGCTTTCTTTTGTGCTTTACGTTGTTGGTTATAACTGTAAAGACTAATTGCTAATTTAATAAAAAACTTTGTTACTGGATCTAAACCCATGTTATATTCTCCATATAGTATGTTCAAGCATTGTGTCTAGTTGATGTCTACTTAAACCCTTGGCATCATCTTGTATACCCCATGCCTGATTCATTAGTACTAGATATGCACTAAAAAAGAATCTGTTGTGTCTTACCATAACAATGTCACCATCAATTACTTTCTCATCATGTATTTGTGTGTAACCATTATCAATAAACCACTGGCTTAGATTAATTTTGTTTGCTACTCTTATAGCACTCTTTAAGTTATTGTATTTACCGTAAATTTGTTTGAGTGTTTCTGTACCAAAACGTGCATCATGCCATTCCATACCAAGTGTGCAACAATCATTAATGCCTCTTATCCAGGGTTGGCGTTGTTTAGTAGCCACAAACATTCCTAGTTTATAAACGTCATCTTTATGCATTTTCTTTCCAAATTACTTCTTTTTGAACTTCTTTAGCAAAGCTAAATCCATTGTCTGCTGGATATAAATCATGTTGGCTATTTTGGTTTGTGTATCTTGCACTTACTCTATCAAAGTCTGTCCAATGTGATGATGTTTCAATACTTGCTGTAGTTGAATCACCCTCTGCACCTAATGCGCCACTCATGTTGTTGATATAACCTTTGTAAAGTACTATACTATGAGCTACTTTAAAATCTTCCATAAATGCTCTAGTTATTAGTACTGGCTTATCAATGTATTGTAATTGTTGTATTGTTTTGAGAACACTTTCTCCTGTTGGCAAGCTAACAATGCCTGCTAATTGGATATCTAGTTTTTCAATACTAAAGTTTGCACTATCAACAAAGTCAGTAATACTCAACAAACCGCCTGCGGCTATGTAAGTGTTACCATCAATAGTTAAGTTGTATGGTGCTTGTGTTAGATAATATTGGTGTGTTGCATCAATGTTAATAAAGACACAATCATAATATTGTATAACTTCACTTGCTACTAATTGCTCTAGTGTTTGTGCCATGTGTTATTTCCACCCGTCTAAGCTAAATTCTACACTTACATAATAGTAACCATTTGTATCAACTCTATAACTAAAGTCATCATTGTTAAGTGTAACTACTGCGTGAGCTGGTTCTTTGTATATTTTTGAACCTGCACCCTGTGCTGCTCTAAACGGGAAAGGTGTGCGTATTTTAGCTTCACCATAAATGTTTGCATTTACTTGATTAAGTGTTGTGTGTAAGTATCCATTTTGATTTTCACCATCAATAAACACTTCACCTTCTAAGAATGCATTGTTTTCATTTGAATTAAAGCCTTCAACTAGCATTGTACTATCACCTACAACTATACTGTTAACTAGTCTTGGTTGAAGTGTTGCACTATTAGTGTTGAATTTCCTCCATAGTATTGGCAACCCATCTTTGTTTTTTAAATTAAAGTAAAAAGGTATTGCTTGTCCATTTGCTGCTTGTGAAATAGCATTAAACTTCATAAAGTCTGTGCTTGTCATTGGTGGATATTCTACATCCAGTGTCCATTTTGTATGTCCACTACTACGTGCATACTTAATACCTGATTGACTGTTGTTTACAATAGTAGGCATACTATAATTAATTTGTGCTTTGCTTGGTGTTACATGATCTGGCCATACCTTTAATGCATTAAATCCTGCAGTTGTCCATTGATCAGCTGTATCAAATACGTCTTGTTGTTCAGCTGGTGTTAAAGCTGGGGGTGTGTATGTATCTGGCACGGTGCCAAATGTTACCATTTTTTGTCCAGCTGTAATTCTACCACCTGCACTTACACCTAAACTGTTAATATAACCATTAGTTTGACCTATAGTAAATGTTGGAAGTGTTCCTGCACTAAGATCAGTTGTTGTACTTGAGTTAATAGCATAAGCATCATTTTTAACAAATGCATTATCTACATATGTTGATACACCTGTGCGTTGAATATATGTTTGTGTTCCACCAAAATACATGTGTGGGTTACTAGCTTTATGATTCTGTGAACCTGTTAATGTTATTGTTCCTGTTGTACTATCTACAATAGTAACACCAAGATCAGCTGTTGTGCCTGCTACATTATCCATCTTTAATGCACGTACTTGAGTAGTTTCATTAAACATGCTTGCACCTGGGAATGGTTCACCTACTGGAGCAGATGTGTATTCACGTTCACGGTAATATGTAAAGTCACTAACGCTGTCAACTGGAAAGTAATTAATACCTGTGGTTAATACATTTGTTGCTACTGAAGTTAGTATTG